CTTTATCTTTGTCTTTATCTTTGTCCTTATCGTCATCATCCTCATCATCATGATCACCGCAAGAAAAACCACTGTTTTGAGGCAAAGTACTCAAAAATTCAGCGCACTTATTACGATCTTCAAATTTACGGATACCCATTTGATAACTGCCAAAGTTGGAATTGTAAGCAAAACAAAAAGTGTTGACAGACGGATTAAGAGTAGCACTTCCACGCCCCTTAATCGTGACTTCACCTTGACAAGCTTCATTGACAGTATCACCCACACCAACAACTTCACTATTATTTAAAATATTATAAATAACAACAACTTCCTTGGCTTTTTTGCTTGGTTTCTTCGATGGCTTAGGTTTGTCAGGATTTCTTGGAGGGATATAATCAGTACCACCACCCGAACCGCTGCCGCCACCCGAACCGCTGCCACCGCCCGATCCGCTGCTGCCACCGCCCGATCCGCTGCCGCCACCGCCCGATCCGCTGCCGCCAGTCGAGCCGGAATTGTCATTGCGGTCATTGCTGTCACCGCCATAACCGGCATAGCAATAACCGGAACTGGAGGGACGGTGACAAGTCCCATCTTTTACAGCTTCATCCAAAGCCTGCTTCATACTATTAATTTTACGAGGCTGCTTGCCGTCATCCTCATAACTATCAAGCCAACCATCAGGACCGACCGTATGATGTCCCCAACAATCACGATAGACATACATGCGCGAGGGCATACCGGCAGAATCCATACTAGAATCATCACGGCCGACTTTAACAACCTTGCATTGCTTGGCATAAACAGGCATGAAAAAAGCCGCCAAAAAGAAGGCCATTAAAAAGCGTTTCATAATCCTAAAAATCCCCACAGGGCGAAGACGCTCATAAAAAACAAAGCCGCCATAACGACGATAAAAAAAGCGTTTTCCAATTTCTGCATAACTACCCCTTATTAATCGGCTTTTGCGCTGCCGCCGCAAGCGCGGG